TACAACCAAGAACAGTTTGGTGTAGAGACCAGGGATATAAGCAAACGATTACTCTATGGAATGTTATATGGATGTGGTGCAGTTAAGGCTGGCACTATTATTGACCCTAATGAAAAAGATCCTGATAAACTTAAACGTCTTGGTCGTAATGCTATTGATGGTTTTATGAATGGTGTACCAGCACTTAAGAAGTTGAAGGAACAAATTGAAACAACACTTACTGAACGTAGGTATTTAATTGGGTTGGATAAGCGTGCACTGTATTGCCGTTCATCATTCAAAGGATTGAACGTATTGTTACAATCAGCTGGTGCAATTCTCATGAAGCAAGTTGTTGTAAACATTCATAACAACATTGAACAGAACCTGGGCTTGCCCTACGGCAAGGGCTGGGAGCAACTGCTGATGATTCATGATGAAATAGAAATCGCATGTCATCCAGAATACACCGAGTCAATTAAAGAACAAGCTATGATGGCTTTCCCCCAAGCTCAGCATGCTTTTAACTTCCGTTGTGAAATTGAAGGTGATGCAAAAGTTGGTTGTAATTGGTATGAGGTACACTAAATGGATTTTTTATTTGTAAAGAAAAAGCTTACGAAGCATACCTAGGCGCTCGCGTCAAGTACTATGGATCTGCTTGTTGACTCGTCCCAGGTAAGACGTTAAACTGCCTTCCACCAACCATCTGAATCCATGAACTTTGTTTCGGTGTGTGCTCAGGCAACTGAAGCACCACGTGAGGTATATACCTCAGCTACTTCCACAGCACTACGCTGTAATTTGTTGTTGCCTCCAGTGGGTAACAAAGCTCCTACTCCAATTGAATTCAATGTGTATGGAAAAGCTGCCGAACGTTTCCAGCACACAGTTAAGGGAGACCTTCTGTACATTCACGGTGCCAAGTTACGTCATGACTTGGAGTCCAGAACGCATTCATTACATGGAGGCATTGTCGCTACGGTTACAGAAGCATTCCCAATCTTTAACACTGTCATCCTCGGTGGCCGTTGCGTTAAAGACATCCATCGAGATGACGCCCGCGCTTTTAAAACAACGGCGGATGGTTTGATGATCTGTAATCAAACTCTTTCCGTTAATACTGGCCGTAACCAAGCAGATCTATTTAACTTCTACGCAATCAACAGCGAGAAAGACAAGTTAAATAATGCTGAACTTCTGGTTAACTTTACCAGGAAAGGAGTAGGCCTAACAATCATTGGGCGTATAGCAACTGATTCTTGGATTGATAAAGAAACTAAGGAAAAGAAATTGAATACCAAGATTCAATTGGTATCAATGACCTTGGCTCCCAAGGCAACGACCCCTGCTATGGAAATCAAACCGCAAACAACTGTTGCAGATAATGCTGTAGTTGGTCTGTGGGGCGGTCGTAGCGCCGATGATGGTGAGGCATGGATCCAAGCTCCTAGTGGCGGTCTGCCTGACCTCCCTGGTCAGTACGGCCCTGCTCCAACTTTTGATGAAGTTCCTTTTTAAAAATCATGCAACTTAAAACACAGATCACTGACTCTTCTTTTGACTTGATAGATGCAATTGCCTATGAATTTTTCATGGACAATTTATCAGCTGTTATGGATGATTTTTTAAATGATCCTGATTCTGATTCTGAAATTGCAAATGAGAAAATTTTAAAAGCAGTTGAGTTAATTGGTGTACTAGCTGAAATGGCTTATGGAATTGCAGGTAAGTATGACGTAGTACGTACTGAATTTAAAAAACTACAACATGATCGGAATTTATCCGATTAAGTAACTAAAGCTGAACAGACCTGGGATGTCTTTAAACTCATCCACCTTTAACTTTGAACCAATCATGACTGCTCTAATGACTACCAAGAAAACTTCTGCACTTGCTACGCGTGGACTTGATTCATTCCGATTGTTTCAATCCAAAGAATTTGTTTCAGGATACCAGAATCTCGTCACTATCCAGCCACTCAACAAATCAAAGACACGAGGTTGGTTCGTGCGAAAATCTGACCTTGACACTTGCGGATGGAGTGCCATTGAAGATCAGTTTGCTAAGGATTCAGTTATCTGGAACTACAAGCAAACTTTTGGTATGGCTCCCAATACTTCAATTGAAGAAGGACTCAATTTCACTGAGCCTCGGCTACAGATCCTTCTACGTTCTCCCCTCATGGTTGAGGAAACTACTGGGATGAGACAGACGATTGGTACGTTTGACAATCCTGATGTTAAAGAATATTGGGAAGCTGATAAGATTGCATCTGACCTTGCTAACAGCAAGGGTGAGATGTACAAACGTAAGTACAGTGTACGTACAAAGTACCTTGTTTACATCTTGACTGAAGATAACAAGCGTGCTCATAAGATCCCTATGGTCTTGACCTTGAAGGGATTGAATGGTACTGATGCAGCTGAAAAGATTAAACTGTATGAAAAAGAAATGTCTAAGTGCTTGAGCAAAGCACTGGATGTTGAAGTACCTCTGAGCTTCAATGAAAAGTTCTATGCCACTACCGTTTTTACTCCGGTACTTGCCAATGAAATGCGTGGTGCCAACAACGTTGAGATCTGCGCAATTGAATCTTTTAACATCCCTGGTTACAGTACCCAAGAAGAAGCAGTCGAATCTTTGAATTGCATGTCAATTCCAGATGAAGATCGCGAATCAACTTGGAAGTTCCAGGGATTGTTTGCAGATTATATAAATCAACATTCTCGGCAAGATGCTGAGAAGTTGGGTGGAGCTTACGGTATTAAAGCCGGAGTTGAAATTCTTCCTGTTTCCAGGGGGATTACGGAGGTTGAAGTGAAAGCTTTGCCTGCACGTAATGAACTTACTGGTGAAGATTTAGGTTTTTGACCTGTAGTTAAATTGTTAGTGCCCCGTTTTTACGGGGCTTTCTATTACATACAAATGGTTACAACCATGAAACCTGAAGACAAGGCTGCATTAACGGCAGGTGGTGCCACGTTTGTGTTAGGTGGCTTGCTGGCTGCTGTCGTTTCCAATCCCATCTCCTGGGTCGCTGTGGCCTATGGCGTATACAAGATTGGTAAAGCGGCAAGGCAAGAGGTCAGATCCCGTGCTACCATCGTACCTCCAAGGGAAGACGACCTCTTCATTTGAATTCAATTCCAACCTCAACTTAAACTCATGTCAACTCAAGTACACAGTCAACTAAACGCTGCACAAACTTTTATTTATTCTCGTTCTAATATTCAGCGTGCCTTCCCAGGCTTTGACGATACTGACATTGCCGGGATTTATGTACAAGATGACAATTGTCTTGTGGTGCGCCAGGATGGTAGCGAGCAGTTCTATGATCGGTCACTCGTGAAGGATGCCTATCTATCGTATACAAACCGATTGAAAGATTTCTTTTCTTACTTAGGGCCAAACTATAGGGGTCCTTCTATCTGGCATAACAATGCTTACGTTATGTTTAAGGGCTGGAGCTATGGTCATGCACTTGGACATCTAACGCCTAATGCTAGGCTTCAAGCCCATTGGGCTGACAAGTTTATTCATCTTGATAATGTAGACAAAGTTACAACATTACTTCAATCAGATCAAACAGATCTTGGCCATCTTGTTGCACCAGATGGATTACGACTTCCGCCTAAAGCAATCGACTTTGATTTTGACAGCGAAGAGATAGCTACTTCAGAAGCTACTGCATCTGAACCTTACTGTTCATGTGGATCCTTTCAACGTCAAGTGGCAAACCTCAGTGATCTCCAAATGGAAATCACGGGTTATAAGCCATCGTGCATCCATCTGACTTGGTTTAATAAGTACCGTGAGTTACTCTCTAAGCGCACTAACGTACGTGATGCTGCACGTGGTGGCGTAGTTGAGACATGCGTTGCTTGGTGGTATGCACCGCCAAGTGATCACGTTAGTGACGGACGTTTTGTTTTACTGCATACCAAGTCTGGGGCTCAGGCACCACTGAGTCACTGGCGTACCTACAAACCTAAGGAGGTTTACACACAGCATGATGCATGGGATTTATTTTTTAATATGCTAGATGCTGGTTATGTTCCATTCCCTGGTGTTGCCTTGATGCAACTATCTTCTGTAGTTAAAAAACGATGACTCTTTCACCTGATCTATTTGAAAAAATGACTGTTACTTACACCGAAGAAACCGAAGGTGGGATGACTATCACCTTTGATTGGGACAACACTGATCCAGTACTTGAACCTTGGCAACAAATGGCTGAAGAAGAACGGCGCAGTTATATGTATAATGCTTTTTCTTATCAGCTCCAGGGGAATCTGGATGCTGCGTCCTAAGGATGACGTTAAAAGCCAATTACTAAATTCAAAAACAAATCATGTTTGACTTCATTACTTCTGTTATTTTTCCCCAGGTTACCAGTATCTTGCGTGATCTTGCCTTGGCAGCATGCGCAGCATTGCTGACATGGGCTATCAACAAAGTTCAAACTCAATTCAACTGAAGACTCATGACACAAATCACCACAACAAAACTTGAAAGCTTAAACGTTCTAAAACTCTACGAACATTATGGTGCCTTGGAGCGTAGTCTTCCTTTGCTTACTGCTGAGTCCCAGGAGTTGGCGAAAGCTGAGCTGGAGCAATGCGCACGAATCCGATCAGAAAAGATTGATAGGATTCATTACGCCACTGCTGCTCATGAAGATGCGTTGGAACGAATCAAAAAAGAAAGTGAGCTGATTGCTACAACTAAGAAACATCATGAATCTCAAATCAAATCATTAAAAGGTTTGATCAGTTGGTTACGGCGAGCATTACCTACTGATTCGAATAAGATCACAGGACGTAACTACCAGTTCACGCTGACCAAGAAAAAAGAATTGACAGTGGAGGTTTCGTCTGGTGTGGAGGACTGGGATGAAGAGGAACAAAAACAATTTTGTATTCTCCAAGAAACCACCACAACGAAGCATGTTGTGGTACGGTCTATAGGTGGTGAACTTCTCGAAGAGAAGACAACACCTGTTACTAAAACTGAACTGCTACCCAATCTCGATGTCATCCGTAACGCATATCAAACCGGTCAGCACCTGCCTAGGGGAGTCAAAGTCACCCAGGACTATTCCATTCGTACCAAGCGAATCTACTCCGAGCCTAAAGTGGAGTTGGATGCATCCGAATATTTCGGAGAACTTCTACCAGAAGCTGGAAGCTCCGACTGATTTAGAAGATGCTCATATCAAGATGTCATGTCATCAGCATGCTGTCGATGATTTTGATTTGCAAATTCAGATGAATGAACTAGAGCAATCCATGTTGTGTGACGGGGAAGACGTTCTTCCTTATCAGTCTGGCAAGATGGATGAGCTGGAACAAAAGAAACTAAAACTTTTGTTGGGCAAGCGCTTTCATCGAAACGCATCACGTGCTTATTGGTTTTATATTATGAAGGCAGATAAGTAAACTGCCATACAATAAGTAAATGCCTGAGGTGTATTGTGACTGAAGACAATCGATTAGTTGAACTGCTGACTGGTTTTACTCAGGGCGGTACACCTCTTCCTGCTATGACAGGAAACAAAATGGAATGGGGCGTTACCATTCTTACTGCAGCAATGTTAGCTAATGAAAATTTAGCTGGTCAAATGACTGCAGAAGAAATGGTTGATGGCGCAATTAATTACTACAATGTGATTCAAGAACGGCTTGGTTATTACCAGCAACATCAAGCGGTTTCCTTGGAGAAACTTTTAGGCAATTAATCTGCTAAGGTACTCAAGTCTTTACCACTATCAATGGAACCCGTTTACACGCCTAAGCTTACCGTCTCTTTCGCAGTTGATCTTGAAGTAGAATACGATCCTTTTCAAGGACGTACTCTTGAGCAAGTCGCTGCTGCACTCCAAGAAACACTTGATAACTTACTCTTTGAGGTGAGCCCCAAGGTAGTAAGCGTTTGTACTTCACTCACTGCAATTGAACCTAATGACTAATTGGATTTCAAATTTAAACGTTGTTGAAGAACAAAAGAAAACCGCCTTTATGGAGCACATGTACCAGGTGTATAAACCTGGTAATCATTGCTACACAGGTTTGTGGCAACGTTTCTGCATGGAAGAAGCAGGTCCTGCTATGAGAGAACGGTACTTTGAAATGCTAGAAGCTGTAAAAATTTATGAAGCAAGCCAAAGTAAAACAGTTGAACAACCTGAATGAAAAAAACAAAACACTATGTTGCTTGGGTATGCCACGACTGTGGCATGACCCATGGTAATTGGTTTAAAGACGGTGAGTACGTAGGTCCAAAAGGTTGGAGTGCCACTATGCATTACGACACTTGTGATGTGTGTGGTACACATGACGTCCCTTGTACTGAACCAAGGGACTATGGTTACTTACGCAATGAATTGAAGAAGTGAAGAAAGCGGGTGGTCATGGGGCACTAGACCATGGCTAGAAGTCTGGGAAGGGGCGCTTCTTGGTGCGACAGGCTAGGTGCTGCAACTGCTGGGCATTGGCTCAGATGTCGGGGAAAGGTGCGGTGGGGGGCGTGAAGTTGGCGGTGTAACGGGCTACGCCTTTGGTGATGCGGAGGTCATCGATGTAACCAGGTAGCCAGAACTTATATGTTGCATCGTTTATTCCGCCAATCCAAAGCGACCGGGTGCCGCTCTCGGTAAACGCATCGCTATTGGTAATGGTGCTGCCAGCCTGCGTCCCATTTACAAATGCGCGGATGCTTGAGCCGCTTCGTGTAACTGCTACATGTGTCCATGCGTTCAAGGAAACAGTTGTGGCAAAATTTAAATCAGTGCGTCCTGTGTAAACGTTGATAGTCGTATAACTAGACGCAGTGCCATTGATTCGCAGTTGCCATCCCGCATCAGGCCCCGTCGCAGGAAAGAAATACTGCGAAATCACCGCAGCGCCAAAAGAACCTGCATAACTAGCCGAATAAGCCGTCAGATAGACCCACGCCTCAATCGTAAAATCATTTGGCAAGTTCCAGTTGGTGCTATCGGGGATTGTTAGGTAATCTCCGTTTCCATCAAACAGCAATGACGCCCCGCCAAACTTGCTCTGAGCCGTAGAGATCTGCGCATTACCAACTGCCGTCACCGTCTTCGGCGTGGGGCTACTGTCGGTAATCGTCGTGCTGCCGTTCGTCCCATTGCCGTGAAGTAGTAGGGAGACACTGCCGATGCCTTGGAGGTCCACAGGCACTGGCTGCGTGGGCGTGATTCTCCAGCTCATGGCAGCACCTCGTGGTGATTAGTGCCAGTAACTTCCGTGCAGCATTGGTGCCAGCTCGGTATCAAAACGTTAAATGCCCTACCGAGCCAACCAATTGGCTCGCCGTAGTTAGAGCAACAGTAGGAAGGGAATATCATGGTTAAAAAGCAACGTTGATTGCGCTGATCAAAGTTGTTATACCTGCTCGTAAATTAGCGGCTTGCGTTGAAGTCAAGCCAGTATCAAAAATAGCGTAAACTTGAATTTTAGAACGGCTAAACGCTTCGGCTACATTGTTAGAATTTATAGCAAAAACATATATAGGTTGTGCAGCAGTTGAAAGTGACAGGCTTCCAGTAGTAGTTGTAATTGAAACTCCATCTAAAAACAAAGTTGCGCTAGTTGATGAAGTGCGACTACCAATTATACATGTAGCAGTTGTAGTTGCTGTGCTTACTGGAAATTGACCAACATCAAAAGTACAACTCCTAAAGCTGCGACCGTTTACATAACCAGCCCATTCATCAAGGACAATTAATGATGCGCCAGTGGTTCCATTAAATCTGCCTAATAAGGCGCTGTCTCCTGTATTCCCGGTTATCGTACCATAAGCAAGTAATGCGTGGTTAGTAGCGCTTAAACTACTAGTAAGAAAGTTGCTATTCAAATATTTTGTTGTGTTGCTTGGATTGCCGAGCCCTGTTTTCCTGTCGTAATCACCAGAGACAAACGGACCCACATTAGTCGGTCCTGTCCCTACCAGTGGCACCAGTGCTCCAGCAAGTGTCCTAGCGCCAGCTAAAATACAACTCGCCTTGATCGCTGGCCAGATACCATCGGCCTTGCAACCCTTGACGAAGCTGTTAATTGCCATGCGTGTGGCAGTCTCCAGCGCCTGACCATCGGCGGCTTCAACCGCAGCGATGTAGGCCACCGCATCAGCGTCATCAGGCAAGGTGTAGGTATTAGCCAGCCTCAAATCCCCCGAAATCAGAAGACTCATACTGGTGCCTCTTCTCCGTAAAACGTCCCATCAGCATTGAACTGCGGCGCTACAGGGCCTTGGTAGTACAGGCCTACCTTGAGATCCTGGCAAGTCTTGTTAGCCAGTGCCTCTGCGTATTCGTTTACTACGTCCTCAGGGGTCTTACCCTCCAGGGAGGCAATGGCGATGATGCCAGGGGCCAGGGAGTCGTCAATCGTGATTGTGAAAAAAGCCATTTGCAGTTACCAAGTGAGGAGTAGTTTAGACGCCAATAACGGACCAAGAAGCCCCGTTATACCAACAGAGGGCAGCGGCAGCCCCACCACCGGCAACAGTTGTGCCGACAGCAGGGGCAGTTGCGTCAGTGACGCGGGCAACCATGCCAACAGCAGGAGTGCCGGGAAGTGTTGCAACAGTTAGAGCAGTAGCAACTTGAAATACAGAAGCTGCGTGTCGAGCGTAAGCACTGTCATCAGCAAGTTTTGTTTCAAGTACAGCGCCGTTTCGCTTAAGTGCGGGGAAGCTGGTTGTAGTGCCACCAAATTGGAGCCTATTAAAGTCCCCTGTAGCGTTTGTACTAATAGTAATTACGCCCGTCGCGGGCGCATCATAAGCAACACGATTTCTATGATAAATAAAACCATTGCTAACATCCAAATAGCTGCTGGTTATATTAACAGCACTGTTGAAGGTGGCCCCTCCAGTGCTAGTTATACTTCCAGTATCTGCTATTTTTAACTTACTCGTTCCATTCACCTGCAGATCCAGCAGGTTCCCCGCAAACCCACTGCTTGCATTAACGCCCAGGGCAGTGCCAGCAGTGCTCCATGCCGTGCTCGTAGCGCCCGTAGGCTCGATCAATACCTGCGGCTTGGTCGTAGTCGCCGTGCCGCCTGTGAACCAAGTGCCAGTAAAGGCGCCAGGAGGTGCCGATGCTGCACCGTTGAGGCTGCTGATAAACCTGCTGCCGAGCGTGATATCGCCGGTGGCATTATCCACCGAGCTGTTTGCAACACCTACATAGGCGCCGCTTTGGTTGACGACGAGATTGCCCGAGCTGCCGCCTACAAGTCCAACCGTGCCAGTGCTATTAGGGAACGAGATCGTCCTCGCTGCCGTGGGCGTGATGGTTTGGAGCGTAGTGGTATAGGTGCCACCATCGCTCAGGTTCACATCACCAGTGATACCAAGAACATTGGTGGTCTTGTTCCAAGTTAGATCGGCATCACCAGCAAAGGCGCCGGCGTCATTGAACTGAACTTGTGTGGTGGAGCCACCAGGAGAGGTGGAGCCGCCGCCACTTGTACTAACCTCATCAAGAGTGCCTGTAAATGGGTTGAATTTAAAAGCCATAACTCAGCTCTTGGTAACAGAAGTTAAATTATTGCTGCCATCATAACCTAAAACTAATGTTGCTACCGTCGTGCCGCCTGAGCCGCCAGTCTTATATACAATACCGGTCAGGTTGCTACCTGTGTAACTGAGTGCAATATAGTTGTGTGAAGGAATGCTAAGACCTTCAGTAACCGAAAGGGGGATTCCACTAATAGTAGAAACCTTAATCGATTCGTACAGCTGAGAATTTTCCCTGACTAACGGCATGGTATTTAGCTATTTTTTAAATTCTAACAGCAGTTAATCAGCAGGGAAATCTTTGCATTTGTAACTTAAAATAATAGAAAGCAGTTGTGGTCATCAAATGCAAATTCGTTACATCAATGATTTTGGCGATGGCACCTCTGGTTATGCCGACTATGGTTCTGGGATTGTCGTCACAACTCTCAGTGGGCAACCACTTCCTGTAACAACGCAATCAAACAGCACAGCAACAGATGCGTTTGGACGTTTGCGTACGTCTGCTCCTTTTACTTTGTTTGATTCAAGTCATCGTTATAGAGATAATGGTCTGTGGGCTACTACTAGTGGTACCGGAGGGACTACAGCATTTGACACCAATGCTGGTCTTGTAACATTAAATACAACTACAACTTCTGGTTCAACTGTTGTTCGAGAAACACTTAAGTGTTTTTCTTATCAACCAGGGAAATCCTTGATGGTTATGTCCACGTTTGTAATGAACGCGGCACAAACAAACTTACGGCAACGCATCGGATACTATGGTGCAAGTAATGGGATGTTCCTTGAACAAGATGGAACAACCATTTCATTTGTTGAGCGCAGTGCAGTAACTGGTTCTGTTGTTGACACTAAGGTTGCTAAGGCTGCTTGGAATATTGATCCAATGGATGGCACTGGTCCATCTAGTTACACACTTGATCTTGCTAAAGCTCAAATCTTGTGGATGGATTTTGAATGGCTAGGGGTAGGTACGGTACGCCTTGGTTTTATTGTTGACGGTAAATTTGTACATTGTCATTCATTCCATCATGCAAACTTAATAACTTCAACGTACATCACTACTGCATCACTTCCACTGCGCTATGAAATTACTAATACTAATACGACTGCTGCAAGCAGTACATTAAAACAAATTTGTTCTACTGTTCTTTCGGAAGGTGGTTATGAGCTGCGTGGTTTGCAGCAAGCTATTGGTACAACCATTACGGCACCGACTACCTTGACAACGGGAGGTACTTTTTATCCGGTTGTTTCAATTCGTCTCAAGTCAGCAAATCTAGATGCAATTGTAATTCTCACTGCTATTTCTTTGCTTGGCCTTAGCTCTACCAATTACCTTTGGCGTGTTGTTACTGGTGCTACGACTACAGCAGGTACTTGGGTTAGTGCGGGGACTACTTCAAACGTCGATTACAATTTAACTGGTACTGCTACCACTGGGGGAAGTATCCTTGCGCAAGGCTATTTTTCTTCTACTAACCAGGACCGGGCCGGTATTGATCTTCTTAAAGATGCGCTGTTTAAATTTCAATTAGAACGAAACG